AATCTAGGAGGAAGTTCGATTTTTGATACTGTAACATCCGCGGGTGGCGGAGGCGGAGGAGGTCAAGCCGGTTGTAGCGGCTGGGTAGGAAGAGACGGTGGATCCGGAGGAGGTGGAGGATCTAATCCTTCTAATACTCCGACTACGGATGGTGGTTCAGGAAATGTTCCTGACACAAGTCCAACCCCTACAGGATTACAAGGCTACGACGGAGGATACGGAGCTGGAGGTGCTGGAACCGCGCAAATTGGCGGAGGCGGTGGCGGAGCTAATGAAGTTGGAGAAAGTAAAGGTCCCGCTCCCTACATCCCTGGAGTTGGCGGAGACGGAGGAGACGGAAGACCAGCAACAATTAGTGGAACCGATGTAACCCGCGGCGGTGGAGGCGGCGGTGGCGGAGGAAATCCTACTAACTTTGGCTCAGGCGGATCCGGAGGCGGAGGACACGGAGCTACTGTTAATGGTGGCGCAGGCACAGATCAATTCGGTGGCGGCGGTGGAGGAGGACCAGGTCCTACTACTGGAGGTCCTGGAGGAAACGGTATCGTTTTCATTCGAAGATTAACCTCTTCATCAAGTACGACATCTGGATGCTGTTCTACCTGTGGATGTGACACTATTCATAAATTTATTACTTGTGGGACATATACAGCATAAATATTATGGCATGCTTTGCAAAATTAGCAGACGACGGAAAAACAGTAGTGAATATCCTTGCTTTTGATAAAGCTAAAACTACCAAGAATAATGAAATTAATGAAGAAGTAGGCCAAGGCTATTTATATAGAACTCATGGCTGGCCAGCTGAATTATGGAGACTTTCGGAAGTTGATAAAGGGGTTCCCTATCGAAAAAATTTCGCAGGTATTGGAGACACTTACGATAGTACACGGGATGCTTTTATTGCCCTTCAAAATTATCCTTCATGGACACTGAATGAAACGACCTGCAGGTATGACCCCCCAATTCCTCGACCAGATACTGATAAACTATATAGGTGGGATGAGCCAAATCAAGCTTGGATAGAACGAGTTCCATAAACCTTTGATTTTCATTCAGGATGATTCTTTCTTAACTGAAGACCAGAAAAAAAAATTAAATAAAATATTCAAAAATGGAAATAATTTTCCATTTTATTTTCCAACTAGAGGAATTAGGAAATTAATGGTTTTTACATTTATTTAATTTTAATATATATTTATTTTTTATGATGAAAAAGAAAGTACTAAGCGAAATAGACTTATATCACGGAGAAATCCCCAGTCCTTATGGATTCAAAATTGATCGTACTCAAATTAAATATGATATTTTATTTTCATCGGCTTTTAATAAATGTATAAAAGAAAAAGACTATATTCGTTCTAAAGATTATAAAATACCTAGCACTAAAGCCAAGAATGAACTGCAGGCATATCTTAGAGACCATTTTATTGTTCCTAATAAGAAATTTTTAAATCCGATGTTGGAATGGGGAAATATTTATGCTCCACTAGAAATGTCTTTTAACCGGAATCAAGTCGATAAAACGTCGCTTAAAGAGGCACCCGACTATACTTGTATTTATGGAGTCGATGTAGCCAAAGAGTCATGCAAATTAGTTATTGAATATGATGATAAAAATAGAGTAGCAAAGACATGGCAGATTCCATTGGAGACAAATAAATATATTATTTTTCCTTCGATTCAACGGTATCATATTTCAAAAAATATAAGCACCCAACATAATTTTTTCTTTTGTTCCAACTATTCTTATTTAATAACTTAAAATGCAGTTTCAGCCTATGCACACTATCGGTTATCTTCATGGAATGGTTCCTGATATTAATAATAATAAATTTAAAAAGCATATTTTAAAACATCAAAAGCCCTATCCCGCCGGAGATTTTAAAAAAATACTCACTCGTTATGAGGATACTGTATTTCCCAATTGTTTTGAATTTGAAAAAGTACTTCAATATATTCAAGCACAATATTATAATGTTCACAAGAAAGAGGTTTATCTAATTAGTTTTTGGGCCCATGTTCATGACCTTAATATGAGTACCATTACTCATAATCATATAGAGTCCACGGATGATTCTGAAAGCCGTGATCGTCTTGCAGGTACCTATTATGTCCAAGTCCCTAAAAATTGTGGTCATTTTGTTTTTGTATATCCTTATAATCGGTATGCAACACGTAGTTATGTTGTCGAACCTCAACCTAGTAAGTTTATTTTATTTTCCGCAGCTCTTGAACATTATGTTACACGTAATAAAAGTAAACATAAACGAATTGCAGTATCGTTTAATTTAGGAATCAAATGAAATTAAAACATAATTACTGGTTTTTCAAAAATGCAATCTCCCCTCGTCTTTGCGATGAAATTATTCAGTATGGTCTTAGAAATAAAAAAGAACAAGCGATAACAGGAGATCAGGGAAGTGGTCGAGACCTCCTTAAAAATCCTTTAAGCGTTAAGGAAATTAAACAATTAAAAAAGAAAAGAGATTCCGATGTTGTATGGATGAGCGATAACTGGATTTATAAAGAAATCCAGCCCTATGTTAAGGGTGCTAATTCTGCGGCAGGTTGGAATTTTCAATGGCAACAATCAGAGTCGTGCCAGTTTACTATTTATACAAAAGGCCAGTACTATGGTTGGCATCAAGATGGCTGGCATGAAACTTATAAAATGCCTGGAGCATTGCACGGAAAAATAAGAAAACTATCGATGTCGGTTTCCTTATCTGATTCACAAGAGTATAATGGAGGAAACCTGGAGTTTGATTTTAGAGCAATATCTAAGAATAAACCTTGGGCATGCAAGGAAATAAATTCGAAAGGTTCGGTAGTTGTGTTTCCAAGTTTTTTATGGCATCGAGTTACCCCGGTAACAAGAGGGATTAGATATTCTTTAGTATCATGGCATACAGGGGATCCATTTAAATGACCCTTCATCAAATTTTTCCTGAACCTATTTATATTTCTAAAATTGAAAGAGCATTAACCAAAGAAGAATTAAAGACGGTGGATAATTATAAAAAGAAAACTAGAAGAAATTTAGGGAATACTCGAACGAATGATGGTTATGCTTTAGACCATAAAGGATTAAAAAATCTTAAGAAAGATCTATATAAAAAGGTTGTTGATTATTTTAATAAAGTTGTTTGCACCAGTAATTCTATCGTTCCCTATATTACTCAATCTTGGATTAATTATACAGAAACTAATCAATATCATCCGAGTCATTCTCATGGTAATTCTTATGTTTCAGGCGTTTTCTATATTGATGCTAAAAAGGGAGTTGATAAAATTAAATTTTATAAACGTGGTCATCAAGAAATGCTGCTATCAATATCGACATACAATATTTTTAACTCATCGACTTGGTGGTATCCGGTTCAAACGGGTGATGTGATTCTTTTTCCATCCTCTTTAATTCATGGAGTAGATGTTAAAACAGGAACCAATACTCGTATCAATTTATCTTTTAATGTATTCTTCAAGGGCAAAATTGGAGACTATCGAACACTAACAGAGCTGGTTCTTTAATGAAGCAAACATTTACTACTATGAAAAATAAACCTGTGTTTACAGGATGGGAGTATTTTTCAACCCCTATCTGGAACGGAGAGTTTCCAGAACGTGTACCATTATTAAATAAAATATGTGATAAACATATTAAAGCAGCCAAAAAAATAAACAATAAAATTATCAAAGAGAGAAATAAAGTATTTAAAAAAAATCTTAAAGATCTTGGAATGTCCCATCATTCTGGAAGTTTATTTCAGCTTCCAGAAATGAAAGATTTTGCACAGTTTGCTGGGAGCTCTAGTTGGGAATTTTTAAACTGGTGTGGATGGAATTTAAAAAATCATTCTTTAAATTTTACTGAAATGTGGGTGCAGGAATTTGGTAAGGCTGGAGCGGGTCATCACACGCCGCATACGCATCCAGATCAACATGTTTCTGGATTCTTCTTTTTAAAATGTAGTTCCAAAACTTCTTATCCTATTTTTCATGATCCTCGCTCCGGCGCAATCATGAAGGGTCTGCCTCAAAAAGATCCGGGAAAAATAACATGTGCTACGTCCAACGTTCATTTTACACCCAAACCTGGCACCATGATTATTATTCCTGGATATGTTCCTCATGAATATCCGTTAGATATGGGACTAGCTCCTTTTCGATTTATTCATTGGAATATTCAATGTGTTCCTAAGGAAATAAAAGAAAATGCCCCTTGATAAAATTAAATATTTTTTTTATCATTGGGGTCCTTTTCTACTTCACATGATCGTTACTCCTGAGGAATGTAAGAGTGTTCTGAAAGAAGGTCAACTTGATCGTAAAAAGCGTAGCAATAAACGTAACAAATATTTGGCTGGTCATATTAAAGAAGCATATTCAATCAAACACCCTCAACGTATTAACCAGTGGCTCAGCCGTTATGTGGAAGTTTATTGTACAGCACTTAATAAATGGAGAGGAGGAGGGACACTTAAACCTGAATACAAGTTACTTTCACTATGGATCAATTATATGAAGGCAGGGGAATTTAATCCGCCTCATGAGCATGGCGGTGATTTATCTTTTGTGCTTTATCCTTATGTGCCACCGGCATTGATTAAGGAATGTAAAGCCTTTGAGGGAACTATGCGTGGACCTGGAGGTGTAGGCTGGTTTTATGGAAAAGCAAGTCATCTAGGCATCGATGTAGTGCATCATATGCCGCAGAGTGGGGATCTTTTTATATTTCCTGCGGATCTTCAGCATTGGGTTTATCCTTTTAAATCTAAAATTGAACGTCCTTCTTTATCTGGTAACATTTTATTTAATCAGGATTCTAGAATTAATTACTTTAATAAAGAAAAATGAAAGATCTAATTCTTATTATAAATAAATTTTTGACAGCGGGTGAATGCAAAAAATTAATAAAGGTTTATCAAGATAATGAGCACGTGGCCCGTCGATGGCCTCGGGAAGCTGAGAAACCATGTGGACACGCTATTGGTCCTAAAGATATTTCTAGTCCTTTATTAAATAAAGTATTAAAGAAAATGGAAAAAATAGTTCAAAAATATTTTGGTTCTCGTATTACACTGGATTGGGGAGAATTAAAAAAACACGACAAAGGAGCCTCTCATAATTTTCATTACGATACCTCAAGCAATCGAACTGTTTTAAGTTCCATTACTTATCTTAATGATCTTTCTGATGGCCATACTATTTTTAAAGATAGGACACAGATTTGTCCTAAAGCCGGTCGTATGAGTGTGTTTGATGGTCGAAAATATCTTCATGGTTGTAGACTCACAACGGAGGATAGGTATACTATTCCTATTTGGTACAAATGAATTTTAAAAAAGCTAAATATAAAATTGTAAAAAAAGCTCTTAGTCCAGAACTAACTAGATTCTGTTATAACTATCTTTTAAACAAGAGAAAAGTAGCTCGTCTTTTATTTGATACCCGCTGGATTTCTCCTTTTACTACCGAATGGGGACGGTGGGATGACAAGCAGACTCCCAATACTTACTCCCATTATGGGGATATGGCGATGGAAACCTTATTAACAACACTCAAACCAAAAATGGAAAAGGAAACAGGCTATAAATTAAATGAAACTTATTCATATGCTCGACTTTATAAAAAAGGGGATATTCTGGAACGACATAAAGACCGTTATTCCTGTGAAGTTTCC